GATGCACTATGTTCTTTTAAAAAAATTTTTAGAAAAAAACAAGGTAGGTATTTAGGCTATTATCTTGATAGGCAAGCAGAAGAAATATCAAAAGTACAAAGCGATAATTGGTATGGAATAGAATGGGGTGTATTTTGGCAAGCAAGATCAGAAACTTTACATTCATCACTTTACTCAAACATACAAATTAAGCCACATTTGTATAGTCAGTTTTTAGATACAGGAAGTTTTAATAGACAACTATGAAATGCGTAGCTATTGGTGGTGTTCCAGCCACAGGCAAAACTACACTTGTAAAAAAAATATATGATAAAATGCCTAAAATAAACTTTGAATATGGATTGGTAAAAGGACACTATGATAAAGACAATAACATAGCACTACTAGGACTATACAATCAAAACAATACATTTCTTGGAACTGACAGACTATCTATGGGAGTAAATAAACAATTCTTACAATATATTTCAATGTTAAAAAGAAACATTATTTTTGAGGGTGATAGGTTATTTAGTTTAAATAACTTGATAAAACTTAACGAATTGTATGATTTAAGAATAATAATGTTAGTTAATTCTCCTGAAACACTTTTGAAAAGACATAAGGATAGGAAAGACACACAAACAAATAAATTTCTTAAAGGTAGAGAAACAAAGATTAAAAACATCAAAGAACACTTCGGAGGTATCATAGGTAGAATAGAAACCTATACACTTACTAACTTGCAAGAAAGTGAAATATTGAGTAATAATATATACGATTGGTTAAAATCATAAAAAGGACATAATGGCACGACCACTTAAAAAAATAGATACACAAGCTATAACAAAATTAGCACAATTACATTGCACTTTTGACGAAATTGCAGAGTTTTGTGATGTATCAACAAAGACTTTACAACGGAGATATGTCCACCTTATAAAAAAGGGTCGTGAGATGGGCAGAATAAGTTTAAGAAGAGCACAATTTGAAAAGGCATTATCAGGAAATGTTGTTATGCAAATATGGCTAGGAAAACAGCATTTAGATCAAAGAGATAAAATAGAACAAACAAATTTTAATGAACCATTACCTTTAATAATTGAGGGAGAATCAACAACTCTTAATGGTAAATCCAATGGCAAGGTAAATGGCAAAGAAGAAGGGTAATCTTTATGGTAAGGTTATTGAGTACACTCGTACTGAAAATGGCACAAGCATAGGACGTAGACCTAAAACTTCATCAATGAATAAACATAAACGCAGAATGAGAGGTAAGCATAATTATAGAGGTCAAGGAAAATGAAACGATCAAACTTCTATCCTAATGGAGAGTTTATTCCATATCAAATGCCTCAAGACTTTAAACAAGCATTAGGAAAAGAAGCCTGTGGTAATTGTGGTATGTATTCGTTGCCTAGAAATTTTTGTGGTGTATATAGAACAAAAGGAGTTAAGGATAACTTTGTTTGTAGTAAGTGGAGAAAAAGACATTTTAAAAGATAATGGATTTGATAATTTTAAATGATGGACTGTATCAATTAATTCCAGTCACTAAAGAAATTTTAAATGGTATAGAGTTGTTTGATAAAATTGATTGTTTTGATTTATGCGACATATTAAGAATAAAATTAACAGGATATGTAGATACGATTAACTTACATATTATGAATGACGGTAGTGGTGCTATGATTGGTTGTATGTGTAGATGATTTATGATATTTACTATTTATGGCAAAATATAGAGGCAGAACTGTTAAATTAAACAAAATTCAAAGAGGCGATGTAAAAAAATTTAAAGTGTTTGTTAAAAATAAAAGAACAGGCAATATAAAAAAGGTTAACTTTGGAAGTAAGACAATGTCTATAAAAAAACATATACCAGCAAGAAAGAGATCATTTATGGCTCGTATGGGTGGTGTTCTTAGAAAAGTTAAAGGACAAAAAAACTTAAGTCCAGCTTATTGGGCTATTAGGAGTTGGCGATGAAACCAACTAAAATTAGAGAAGACTCTGGAATTGACTTGAGTATTAAAAATTTAGTAAGTATAATTATTGCAGTTGCAATTTCTGTGTGGGCTTATTTTGGTATTGTAGAAAGAATTAATACTTTAGAAACAGATAACCATTTAATTAAAAAAGATTTAGAAGGTGCAGTTGAGTTTTCAATAAAATGGCCACGAGGAGAACTAGGAACTTTGCCTGCGGATTCTGAGCAATTTTTATTAATTGAGGATTTACTTAAAGATGTAGAAGATATACAAGAAGAACTAAAAGAAAGTCGTCATAATGCAGTTAATATAAAAAGACTTCAAAGTGATGTAGAAAAAATATTAAATGAAATTGAAAAGTTAAAAGATAAGGTAAGGGCAAATGGAAACGGTCATTAGTGGAGTAATAGTACTATGTATGTTCTATCAAGGTGGAATTATAGAGCATACTTATATTCAAGATCAAAAAATGTCATCATGTTTGAAGGCAAAAAGACAAGTTGAAAGATCAGTTAATCCAGAAAATGTTAGAATGGCTTGTGGAGAAGTAGATGCTATTATTGAAAAAGATGAATATAGCGACAAAATGAGAGTTGTTAAAATCATTAAGGATAAATATGGAAATTACGCAGACTAAAGCTGAAGATAAAACTTACGAAAATGAAACACAAGAATCTATACAATTAAAAAATATAATTGATTCTAAAGAAGCTGAAATAACTACATATCAGTCAAAAGTTAAATCACTACAAAGTGAAATTAAGGAAGTAAAGGAAGATAATAAAAAATTAGCAAAACAAATTACTGATTTAAAAAAGGATGCAAAGGATATGTTATTATATCCATAATTTTATGACACAGAGTATTATTATGATTGATTGGTTTATTGATAAGATTAGCAGAATATCTAGAAGTATATTTCATTGGACTTGGAGAGTGCAAACTTACAGAAAATACTATAAAAATAGAAAGAAAGAACAATGAAGTTTTTATTAACTATGTTTATTTGTTCTGTAGGAGTACAGGGTACAACTTGCTTACCACCACATACATTTGATATATTGTATAAAGATGGATATGACTGTATGGTAGATGGTTATACAAAATCACATGATAAAATTGTTGAAATTGGAAGAGAAGAAATTAACAAACATAAAATCTATGTAAAGTTTGGTTGCTATGAAGATCTCTCTAACAAGACCCCAGCATAAAGTAAGTCAATCTAATAAAAGATTTAGAGTTTTAGTGTCAGGTAGAAGATTTGGTAAGACCTATCTTTGTATAACTGAAATGATGAAGTATGCTACCCAAGTTAAAAAGAATATATGGTATGTAGCACCTACTTTTAAAATGGCTAAAGAAATAGTATGGTCTAAATTAAAACAAATGCTATCTGACTTTAACTGGATTGAAAGTATAAATGAGTCTAGCTTACAGATTAAAATTAAAAAAACAGGAAGCACCATATCATTAAAAGGTTGTGAGAACTATGACTATTTAAGAGGTGTAGGAATAGACTTTTTAATATTAGATGAGTTTGCTGACATTGATGAAAAGGCATGGACAGAAGTACTGAGAGCATCTATTGCTGATACAGAGGGCGATGTTTTAATGTGTGGCTCTCCAAAGGGTTATGGTAATTGGTCTTATCGTATGTATGAAAAAGGTAAGTATGAACAAGAATGGGATAGCTTTCAATTTACTACCTTACAAGGTGGAATAGTTTCAAAAGAAGAAATAGAACAAGCTAAACAAGATTTAGATTTAAGAACATTTAGACAAGAGTTTGAGGGTACATTTGAAAATTATGCTGGTGCTGTATATTATAACTTCCATGCTGTTGATAATGTTAAACTTAAAGAAATAGATTGGAAAAAACCCTTACACATAGGATTAGATTTTAATGTAGACCCAATGAGTGCCGCAGTAGCACAAATTGTAGATAAAGATAATATACATTTTGTTGATGAAATTATTATTTATTCAAGTAATACGGATGAAATGGTACAGGAAATAAGAGACAGATATGGAACTAAAACTAGAATTTTTGTTTATCCTGATCCAGCTTGTAGGCAAAGAAAAACTTCTGCTGGTGGTAAAACTGATTTAACAATATTACAAAATGCTGGGTTTAATGTTAAATGTAAAATACGACACAGTCCTATTAGAGATAGAGTCAATGCAGTTAATTCAAGATTAAAGTCTGCTGATGGAAAACGATATATTTTTGTATCGCAATCTTGCAAAACTATGATAAAAGGTTTACAAAGACAGATATACAAGGAAAACACAAATATTCCTGATAAGGAAGAAGGTTATGATCACATGAACGATGCTATTGGATATTTAGTTGAAATAGTTAAACCACTAATAACAAATCCAACTTCGTTTAAACCTCAAAGATGGAATATAAGACAAAGGTAATATGGCATACTCTAGAGAAGAAGCATTAACAACTCATAAAGACTTTGATCAAAATGTAAAAAATTGGGAGTACTATATTCGTTCTTATAATGGTGGTTATGATTATATGATGGGGCAATATCTAAATAGATATAATTTAGAGTTAGACCAAGAGTTTAATCAAAGACTCGCTAATACACCTTGCGACAATCATTGTAAAAATATTATTCAAATTTATTCTTCATTTTTATT